CTTAGCCCCTTTATATGGATGAGGAGCTAATAAAGGATATGCCCAAGGTGGCGTTAATATATCTAAACATTCATCAATCGCCTGAATCATTATTCAAATCTTTCGCCTCAACAATAATTCGTCTAATAACCTTAGGTGTCATACTCCCATCAGATGAGACATTATCAATCTTCGCATTATCTCCCCACGTATCAGGATCTAAGGCTTTCAATACCTTCTGTACAGCCCACGCCTCACCCAATTTAGCCTTATTGAATATCACACTCCCAATAGTAACAACACCCATAGCCCGACCCCTATCAAAAGCCTCAGTTAATTCAGGATGTGATCTCGCATATTTATACCAAGTTTCCTCCGATATTCCCAACGTCAAAGCAACATGCCTTTTATTCATTGCCTGAGCAGCCAACGCTTCAACCTTCTTAATAATCGATGATGGTACGGATTTGTTAGGATCGAAAAATGGCTTTCGCCCAACATGCTTTCTTTTCTTTACTCTCTTAGTTGCCATTGGTTAGCTCCTTATCAAACAATCTCTTTTCCTCTAAACTCCTAGCCCTAAGATATTGCTTTATGCTTGAGCATGAGCCGGTATTGTCCTGCCATATACCATCTAAAGTTTCCTGTAAATGGGATACGCGCAACTCTAGCTTCTCGACATCTGAGTATTTGCACCACTCGCCATTGTCTTCAGTAAAGTTAACTATTGAATCAGTGTCAACGTCATAATCCAAGTCATACCTTTGCATTTTATTCATACCTAATAGCTCTACCTTATTATTCATCCAATCTTTATCAAAATTACTCACCAATATCCCCCTCAGCAACATTGACAACATCATTTAAGTAATAGCATCTTTTGCAGGCAGATAACTTCTTTGGTTCAACCATTCTTTCCCAATCGCCATCATCTTTAATATAATATGAAAGCTCAAAAGTGATTAACTCAAACTCATGACCAACAATCTTGCACCACAATCTTTTCAATCTATATTTCAAGATCATCGCTCCCATCCACAGTAATAGTCGTACCTGTCACATTGGTTATTTCATAATAATCTACATAAGTTGGTGGAGGTTGCCTAAATATCCAATATAACAATCTTGCCCACCACCTTTCATCTTTTGAATGAACACTTATTTTATCACCTTTCTCAAATCCACTAAGACCAGTCGTATTCGTAAAATCACCCATAATTTTATTCCTGCTCAGCACCTTCAACATTCCAATCATAATCCTGTGTTAATACAAGATCTTTACTTAAAGGATTTCTGTGAGCGATTAAAGGGAAAGGGTATTTTCTTAACTCATTATTGAATCTCCACATATTTTTTATCATGATATAGAGATCTTGATTAGTAATGCCATCCCTTCTCTTTATGGTCAATTCATTCAAATTAATAGCTATCATCATATTCCCCTAATAGGAGCTTTCACAATTGGGTTAATATCATAACCCTTCCCACTCTTATCTTCTTTCACAATAGCCTTGCCCCATTTCTTTTGCAATAATTTCAACTGCCTCTTCTCTCTCTCAAGAGTCCGATAAGCAGCACAGCCACCCTTATTAGTATGTTGACTGACAACATAATGATAAGCATTAAATCTCATCGTCTTTCTATATTTATTCAATACCTGAAGGCTCAGATCATAGTCTTCCTTCAATGGTAGATTCTCATCATATCTTAAATCTAATTTATTGAATGCCTGAAAAGGCCCCAATATCATGCCAGTGAAACTGAATGGTGAATACTCTCTATAAGCACCCTTATCAGGTAATAAATTCATTCCCCAATATTTAATCCCTAACTCACTTGTAATATTAAATCCATTCTCACAAAACTCTCTCACACCATCAGGACTCAATTGATAGGTCTTTTGATGATCCCACCTTCCAATATATTTCATATCATCATCAACTAGAACAACTTGATCGCTATCACAATTATCAAGTATGTAATTTCTTATTCGACATAAATTGCCTTGAGCACTATCAGGCACAACCCAGCAATCCAATCCCCTGCTCAGATAATCTTCAGCCTCAAACTCAGCAACAACATACTTCACAAATGGTAAATAGTCCTGAGTGAAGCAACCATCAGCTCTCTTATAACTTGGAGCAAAATATTTAATCATGTTTCTTACCCAACTCTCTGATCCTAGATTCAATCTCAATAAGCCAAAATACTGTTGACCAAAGAGGCACCGCAATCATAATCACCTCAAACACCATTATTCTTATCCTTTAAATAATCATCGAATCTGAATGAGTTATCAAGAATCTCCCTCACCCTTTCATCCCACATTTTAGTTTTATAAACAACATCATCCAAAACCAATTCTGGACTCACCATATAAGGTATCTCCATCCTTGCCGCATCTATTGCCCTAGTAAGCATCACAATCCGACTCAATTGATCACTATTAATTTTTAACATTAAAGTCATGGGCATGAACTCTTTTTGCAACTTATAGAACACCAACGCAAAAGAGATGGACATTATCAATATTGTAACAACTAACAATATTTCTATTTCACTCATCACTCATCCCCTCAATATACTTAGCGCCATCCACAACTCGCCCAACGCCCTTGCTCCAAGGTTTTCCATTAGCTCGCTTACTATGAACCGATTTCAAATCAAAATGAGTCTGAGCCGCCAGCCAATCCATTTCATTTCCAAAATACAACACAATATAATTATGCTCTTCACCAATCTCTTCACTAAATATAATCTCAGGCACTTCACCAGACTCAGATCCCAAATCATTCATGATCTTATTAAATTCTTTATTATCGAATCCTAATACCCCAACATCAAATTCAGCCTCCAACAACTCATCAATCTCTCTTCTCAGAATATCCAAATCCCAATCAGCATTCAAAGCCAATTGATTATCAGCTATAACCAAAGCCCTCTCTTCATCTTTAGTCAACCCCTCAATGACCACACAAGGTATGCGAGACAATCCCAATGACATAGCAGCCATTATTCGACCATGACCAGCAATAACGCCATCATCAGAATTAATTAAACAGGGGTTCGTGAATCCAAACTTTGTCATGCTCGCTTTTAATTGGGCAATTTGATAATCAGAATGAGTACGAGCATTATTCTCATAAGCCAATAAATCTTCAGGTTTTTTATTAACTATCTTCATCTTTTTTTCTTCCTACTCAATCTAGCAGCCTTATTAGCTTCCTCAATGACCTTACTAAGTCTTTCCATATCATCAGTCTCAATAATTAATGTCCTAGTATTCTCAGTGAGGCCCTTATTGAGCTCAAACTCAAACCCAGTAGCATACAGATATTTTTTAAATATATTGACCTTCCAAGCATCTAACGCAATTCCAGCTTTCATTCCTTATCCTTACTTTCAACAATAACTTCAGATCCAACAGGTAACTCATTAATATCTATCTCAACATTTTCCCTCTCAGCTTTTTTCTCCATAGCCAAAAGGAAAGCATTTTTCATTGAACTAGCATCATGCCTCCACTCATCAACCAACCTCATAATCCTAGATCCTTTTTCATTCTCGCCAACTCTTTTTTGCTAACCAGCCCAGCATCATAAAACTCATCAGCAAATCCATTCATCCCATTAAATACTCCATAAAGATATTTATCACTACCAACAACCAAAGCAAAAGGCAGACAAATAAAGCTCATCATAACAAACACGAACATTTTTATAATGATGTACCACTTATGAATAGACTTAACCATCAGAATGACTCCTGATCAACATATCCCGATCAACATGCCTCATCTTCAATCCTTTAGCCTCACCAAAGATCACCACACAACTTCCACGAGTATTACCACCCTTCGCCACACCCTTCGCATCAATGAAGGATACTCGACCATTAATGTAAATAATCGTTGAGGCATTATCAAAAATCGATTTATAGATCTTTTCGCCATTTGGTGTAGGAATTAACATCACAGTGGTAAAACCTTTCTTCTGCTCTTCAACAGCCTTATTCACCCATGGCTTAATGTCTGAGTAAGGTGGATTGAGAAAACCAGTGCCACCATCAAAAAAAGCACTCCACTCAACAGCCAACGAATCATTCTCATCACCTATCCACTCAGAATCAGAACCTTCACCAATCCACAACTCATGCTTCGCACTGCTCTCAATAGCAGCCAAATCAATGTCAAACTGGAATATCATATTAAGCCAGTTGTATAACCATTGAGGTGTCGCCCATAAATCTTTCTCAGATGGCGGTGTATTGGTATTATTTATCGTCATGTTTTTTACTCAATTTTTTAATTAACTTCTTAACCTGATCAACATCATCTTCAGGTATAAAAAAAGAATGCCACCGATACCCATCAGCAATCTTCTTCTCTCTCCAATTCATTGAAGCCGCCCTTTGGCTTTTGCTCGTTTTTACTTCACTCATATTCATTCCTAATTGTTCCACGTGAAACATCTTTATATAATAATAGATTATAATATACAATGTTCAATCGCTTTTCTACAGCTTTATATTGATTTTTCTTGCCGCACCATAAACACCAAGCCTCTTAGTTAACCATTTATGAAACTCTCTATTCATTTTGCTCTCAACTCTTTTCTTGCTCATTTGGCTGTAAACGCTAATTCTGAACTTTCCAAAAATCTCAATCATCGTCTTTGTCGTCTCTTCTGAGATCATC